AGAATGACTACATTCATCACAGCTTATAGTGTGTTCATCAAAACAACTGCTACATAAATTATCTTCAGTATTAGAAATATTAGTTGTGTATTCATTATGTGTTTCACATTGATCACAATATGAATACTCACTCTCCTTACTTATGTATTCACAAGCATCTTCTAAATAAACTGAATGTTCTTTATCTATGTAATTTTCATTAGAATAATCATAAACAATTTCTAAACCATGCTTATTTAGTTCAAAGCTAAAAGCCTGTAAGATATTATTTGCTACGTTTAAATTGTTTGTTTGATTAATCTGAAAAGAGCTTATATTTTTTAAATTGTTTGATCTTCTAATATCTCTTAATCTTGCATTAACGTTTTTATGCAATATGTCTAAATTTTCTATTGTTTCATCTATATCTTCACTACGAATAGAAGATTTAACAGCTTTAATATAAGAATTGTAATACATCATTAATAGACATCTCTTAATATAAGAGCCGTCTTTTAACAAGTACATAATTACTTATTTATTTAATTATTTATGTAGGGTGTAAGAGTGCTTGATATGGGGTTTAATGCTTTTTATTGATCAAAACAGTACATTATCTATATAAGAGCCTAAATAAGCATAATTATTGAATAAAAAGGTATTGTTTGAAGTGTTAAGAGTGCCAAAAATAGACACAATGCAAACAAACACATAAAAAACATAGAGAATACAAGGGTTATTTAACTAGATCATCTTGGTACATACTAGACGATCTTTTAATAATGGCTATTTTAAGCCATTTTCTAGGGTGGACACCCCCATGGGACGATCACGATTGCAATGGGACCCACACACATACTAGACCCCCCCTGTATATAGCCCTAAAAGGCTTATATTTGACCATAGGGGAACAAAAGAGGAACGAAGGTAAATATGACTAATAAAAAAGTTAAGAAGAAATCTGATTCATTTATGGAAGATTTTAAGAAGTTGGTTGAAGATATAAATAAGCCAACTCCTGTTCATAATGAGTCTGGCCAAGGAGTAGTTAAATCTGACGATGTAGATGCAATGTATCGACACCTTGATAATGCCAAAGATAACGATTCCGTATAAGCCACGTAAACATCAATTAGCAGTTCATAAGAACTTAAAGCGATGGAATGTACTGGTCGCACATAGAAGATTTGGGAAGACATGCCTTGTCCTCAATGAGATATTAAAAAAATGTATGCTCAATACATTACCAAGTCCTAAATATGGATATATCGCCCCTACGTACAGAATGGCAAAACAAGCAGCTTGGCAATATGCCATAGATTACACGTGTAAAATTCCAGGTGTGCAATATCACACCACCGAACTTCGTGTTACTCTTCCTGGAAACAGAACAATACAAATGTTTGGCGCTGACTCTTACGACAATCTTCGTGGACAACGATTTGATGGAATAGTCGTAGATGAAATAGCCATGATGCCCCCTGATATATGGACAGTATTACGTCCTGCCTTATCGGATAGGAAAGGGTGGCTTATAGCTATAGGCACTCCTGCAGGGCATAACGCATTTTTTGATCTGTATGACAATGCTGTAAACAATCCTGATGAATGGTATTCGGCTGTCTTTAAAGCAAGTGAAACAGGAATTATAGATAAAGAAGAATTAGACGCAGCTCGTAAGATGATGAGTGAAGAACAATACGAACAAGAATTTGAAGTATCTTTTGATGCAGGTGTTCTTGGTGGTATCTACACTAGGTCCTTAACGAAGGCACAAGATGATGGTCGTATTACAAATATAGAATACGATGAAAATTTTAAAGTAGATACAGCATGGGATTTAGGAGTTGGAGACTCCACAGCAATATGGTTCTTTCAACGAGTTGGAAACAGAATACACCTGATAGATTATTATGAAAATACCTCGATGGGTTTAGATCATTATGTGAAAGTCTTAGCGCAAAAAGGGTATCAATATTCTAACCATTACGGACCCCATGATTTACGTCAACGTGAGCTCTCTAGTGGTAAGTCAAGATATGAAATAGCAAATAATTTAGGATTGTATTTTACAATCGTTCCTAAGTTACCTGTCATAGATGGTATTAATGCAACACGTATGATTTTTTCTCGTATGTGGTTTGATAGAGATAAATGTAAACAAGGTATTGAAGCAATGCGTCAGTACCAATGGGAAAGAAACGATAGAACAGGACAACTGTTAGATAAAGCAAAACACTCATGGGCTTCTCATGGTTGTGATGCCATTAGATACATGGCAGTTGGAATGAATGAAACAACAGATTTTAAAAATAAAATTAAATATGGAAATATGGGAATAGTATAATGGTAATGCCAACAAAATATAACAAACAAATGATAACAAATATTTGCGATAGATTAGCCAATGGAGAGTCTATTCGTTCTATTTGTCGTGATAAGGATATGCCTACATGGGAAACTATTCGTACTTGGCTTCGAAAAAAAGAAGGATTTCAAGAAGAGTACAATAGAAGTAAGCAAGAAGGTATCGAATATATGCTTGGCGACAACAGAGCTAAAGCATTAGAGACATTAGAACGTGCAAAACAAGGTAAAGGTAAAGTAGGTTTAGAAGAAGCTGCTGTATTAAAACTCTTAATGCACGATACACATTGGACAGCAGGAAAATTAGTACCCAAAGTGTACGGAGATAAGACACAACAGCAAATTACAGGCGCAGATGATGGGCCATTGCACATAAAGTGGGAAGATTAAATGGCTAAAATGCGAAATTCAGAAGTATTAGCACTTCTGGGACAATTATTAGAAAATTCTATCGGTTATTTTGAAGGAAATATAGGAGCAGAACGTAGAACTGCTTTTAAATACTATTTAGGAAAGCCCTATGGTAACGAAATTGAAGGTCGTTCCCAAGTAGTAACGCAAGATGTGTTGGAAGTTGTTGAAAATATACTTCCTTCCTTGCTTCGTATCTTTACAGCAGGAGAACAAATTGTAAAATTTGATCCCCAAGGTCCTGAAGATCAAGAAATGGCTGAACAATGTACGGATTATATCAATCATATTTTTATGAAAGACAATCCAGGCTTTATGATTCTTTACACCATGTTCAAAGATGCTCTTTTACAAAAAAATGGTTTTGTTAAACACTACTACAAAGAAATTACAAAAGAAAATAAAGAAGAATACATTGGTTTAACTGATACAGAATTTACATCGTTGTTAATGGACGATGATACAGAAATTTTAGAAGATATTGAAAGAACAGTTGAAGCAGAACGTGGAACAGAAGTTGTTCACGATGTTAGAATTTTAAAAACAAAAAGAGAAGGACGTGTTTGTGTAGAAAACATTGCTCCTGAAGAAATGTTTGTTAGTAAAAATGCTAAAAGTTTTGCTGATGCTCAATTTGTTGGACACCGAGTTATTAAAACAAGATCTGAAGTTATTGAAATGGGTTTTGATAAAAAACTTGTCGATAAACTTCCTAGTTATACTGATGGTTTCTATAATCAAGAACACACAGAGAGAGAAATGTATCAAACAGAGTCTCCTGAAACAGAATATCAAAGTATAGATAAATCAACTGACTATGTTCGCATTGTAGAATGTTACACACACATTGATTACGAAAAAACAGGTAAACCAACATTAAGAAAAATTACAATGGGTGGTAATGAAAGTATTATCTTAGATAATGAAGAAATAGATTATCTTCCTTTCTCTATGATTACTCCAATCCCTATGCCACACCTTTTCTATGGAATGAGTGTTGCAGACTTAGTGATGGATTTACAATTAATGAAATCAACTGTCCTTCGTCAAACAATGGACAACATGTATTTGCAAAATAATGCAAGACACCTTGTAATTGATGGGCAAGTACAACTTGATGATCTTATTACTTCACGTCCTGGTGGTATTGTAAGAACAAAAGGACCAGGTGCAGTAACACCATTAGCTACTCCTTCTTTCTTAAATGAAGGTCTAGCAATGTTAGAAAAAATAGATCAACTTAAAGAAGCTAGAACAGGTATCTCTCGTTCTCAAATGGGAGCAGACCCTAATACGATACAAAAATCACACACGACAGCTACATCAGTTAATGCTTTAGTAAATGCAAGTACGCAAAGAATAGAATTGATAGCGAGAATATTTGCAGAGACAGGAGTAAAAGATTTATTCAAATGTATCATGCAACTTGTTACAAGATACCAAGACAAAGGTCGTGTAATAAAATTAAGAAATAATTTTGTTGAAATGAATCCTATGGATTGGGCTGATAAAGAAATGGACGTTTCAATTCAAGTAGGGTTAGGTACAGGTAATACTGATCAACGAGTTAATTTACTTTCTCAAATTTTACAAATACAACAAATGCTTGTTAAAGAAGGTGGGTACGGAAGATTAGTTGACGAAAATAAAATTTATAACACATTAGAGAAGTTAGTTGTTAATGCAGGGTTTAGTTCTGCTCAACCTTTCTTTGTTGACCCTTCTACTGTTCCTCCACCACCTCCACCAGACCCTATGAAAGAAAATCCTCTTCTTATGGCTGCAATGGCAGAGATAGAAGCAGGTAAAGAAAAAGCTGTCGCTGACATACAACAAAAACGTGAAGAGATGGTTTATGACATGCAGAAAAAGATTTTAGAATTAGAAACTAAACTTAAAATTGAAGCAGAAAAAAATGATTCTGCTGAATTACGTAAAGCTGCTGATTTAGAAAATACAGCAATGCAAAATATGAATAGAGGACAAAATTTTAATGGCGCAGAGTGATTATTTAACAAACTTATTAGGTATTGATACGGCAGGAGTAGGGCAAACACGTTATGAATATACGTTACCTATTTTTAATGAATTGTTATCTAAAGGTTTATCTGAAGAACAAATTTCTGGTTATGATACTAATTTTGGACTTTTTAATCAATTTCCTTACAAAGCTAAACCCAACCCACAACAAAACTACGCACAATACGAAGTAGTTCCTAATGTTGAAGGGGAAGTTCCTAGTAGTGATGAAGAAGAAGTAGAAGATTCACAAGTTACTATAGATTATAGCGAACAACAAACAGAAGATAAAGATGATACTATTACAACATCACGATACGGAACAATAAGAGATAATAATACAGAAACTTTAGATATATCTGGTGTGCCATTTAATAAAATGAGTGAACAAGAAATAATGGATTTTGGTAAACGTAAAGGGTATGTTGATGAAGACGGAACTTTATTAGGTCCACAACAATTTAGTGATGCTGACACTCCTCCTGGTTTATTAGGTTTTGGTGCAAACATGGCATCAGGTGCAATACAAGCATTAAACGACAGACAATATAATCAATACATTAAAGCTCTTAAAAGTAAAAAAATGTTTTTAAGTGGAGATAAAGACAAAACATTTGCAGAATTTTCACAAGCATTTAAAAAAGCAAATGAATTATCACAATCACTTAATGAAAACTTAAATATTACTGGCTCTTCAGGAGTAGTTAAAATTCCTGGTACAGCTAAATCTGTTAATGCTATCTTTAATCAATTTTCTCCATCTGGTACTGATAATGATGTTGTGTATCACACAAGCACAGGTGGTCATTATAATAATGATGGTAAATTTGTAACAGGGTACGGACAAACAGTTGCTTTTGGTTCAATGGACGATGCAATAGATACGTTACAAGCTGCTGCTTCTTCAGGAGATGATTCTATAGTTCCTGATAAGTTTGATGCAGCATGGGTAAAAAAAATGAACAATGCTAAAACTGTTAGTCAACAACAAAAAAAAGACATTAATGATGCTTGGAATAATATACAAAGTAACAATCAAACTAATGAAAATAATTCAACTTTAGATTGGTTAGATAAAAATATTGATAAAAGTAATACTTCTAGTTATTCAAGTAATTACAGCAATAATTCTGGTACACAAAACAATACTTCTACAGTTACAAAACCGAAGAATTCATATAAACCACCTTTTCTAAGTTAATATATGTCAAAAGAAATTAATCTAGGTAATCAAGCAAAGAGAATACTAGAAGACGAAATTTTTACTGATGCAGTAAAAAAAATCGAAGAAAGATTAAACCAAGAATGGTTAGCATCTCCTCTTCGAGATACCGAAGCAAGAGAAAAAATATTTCTCATGCGTAAAATGTTGGAATCACTTATCAACGAAATTACGTCTGTCATGGAGACAGGAAAATTGGCGAATAAAACATTGACCGACATTGAAAAAACTAAAATTTTTAATTAAAAATTAAGGAGAATTATGGCAGATCAACCTGTAAAGGAATCTGTTGCGCTATCACAGCAAACAGCAGAAAGTGAAATCATCAACCTTTTGGACTCTACTTTAGACGACCAAGCCACAGGGAATGAGGACACAACACCAGAGACACCCGTAGAACAATCTACTGAAGTTGAAAGTGAAACGCAGGAATTAACCCCTGACGATTTGGAATTAGTGTCTGAGGACACCACAACGGAAACTGATAAGCAACTTTATGAAGTCAAAGTCAATGGCGAGACTATTAAAGTTTCTTTAGATGAATTACAAAGTGGTTACGCTAAAGATTCTGATTACCGACAAAAAACATCTAAGCTAAGTGAAGAACGTAAATCCCTAGAGGAAGAACGTCAAAAAATTTTAGATGAAATGAACGTGGCTAATCAAAAAAAATCCGAATACGTTAAACGACTAGAAGAAGTTGTTAGTAAACTTAAACCTCCTAGCATTAGCGATTCTGAATTGGAACGTCTCTTTGAAGAAGACCCAACAGAATATGTTAAAGCACAAGCGATGGTTACAAGAGAACGTGAACGGCAGATGAAATTAAAATCAGAATTAGAAAAAGAAAAACAAGATCAAGCAGTTGATTATCAAAATAAAATGAAAGTTGTTCTGCAAAATGAACAAAAGAAATTGATTGAAAAAATACCTGCTCTTGCTGATCCTAATAAAGCTGAAAAAATCCGAACTGATATTAAAACTTTTTTAACATCACAAGGGTACTCTGAAAGCGAACTTGTTAATTTAACCGATCATAGAACAGTTTTGGTAGCGTACAACGCAATGCAATTAGATAATTTAAAAAAAGCAAAACTAGACGGAAAAAAAGTTAAACGAGTTCCTAGAGTAACTGCATCTGGTTCACAAACTATATCTTCTGAAAGTTCGTCTGCGATTCAAAAAGCAATGGCTTCTCAAAGTAAAACTCCCACTAAGGGGAACGATAGGAAAACAAAAGATGCTTTCCTAGCATGGACAGAGGCCCAACAACTTTAGGAGAAAATTATCATGGCACAGCCAGGAAATACTTTCGATACCTATGATATGAAAGGCATCAGGGAGCAGTTGAGTGATATTATATATAATATTAGTCCAACTGATACACCAATGTTTTCTAGCATGGGTAAAGGTAAGGCATCGAACACTCAGTTCAAATGGCTTACAGACTCTTTAGCTGCAGCAAGTGCATCTAACCATCAAGTAGAAGGAGACGACTACTCGGCAACTGCACAAACTGCTTCAAAAGAGCTTCACAACTACACGCAAATCTACGCAAAGAACTTTATCATTACTGGTACTGACGATGCTGTAGATGCTGCAGGGCGCAGCACTCAACTCGCATATTCCCTCGCAAAAAATTCGAAGGAGTTAAAAAGAGACGTAGAAGCAGGTATAACACAAGCTAACG